GTACAAAGACTGTAAGGAAGTTCAGTAATACTACTGTTAGTCTGATGAAGAAATTGGCTGGTCCTTTAGCTATCGGTGCTGTTACTGCTGGATTTGCTGCATTGGTAAAGAGTCAGATAGATTACGGCGATCAACTTCAAAAGCTGAACATACGCCTTGGAACAAATGTAAATCAACTCGATAAGCTAAGAAAGATAGCTGAGTTATCTGGTGTTCCATTCAATACTCTTACAATGTCATTACAGCGTATGACCAGAAGATTACAGGAAGTAGCGAGTACTGGTGGTGGTGTTGCTGCAACTGCTTTACAACGATTGGGTATCGAAGCTAAGAACATTGCGAGTCTTAGTCCAGATGAACAATTCAGAATAGTAGCTACACAACTTGATAAGGTTGCAGACTCAGGAGAAAAAGTAGCTTTAGCATTCAAGCTATTCGATAGTGAAGGTGTAAGAGTTCTCAACATGACCAAGAATCTGAATGTTCAGTTGGATAAAACCAATTCAAACTGGTCACAAGAGAAAGCCGATCAAGCAGCAGCATACAATGATAGAATGACTGAGTTCAAACAGACCATGCAAGATTTCGCGGTCAATGTACTTCCGGTTGTTACGTCTGGTATGAATGCATTGACTACAGCTACTAAGTTCTGGATGGAAGCAATGCGCGAGAAGACATCCATTGAGAGATACAAGAGTTCATTAGAATCCTTGAATCAGAAGATGCGAGACAATGCTGCTGAACAAAAAGCAATTCAGAAACGCTTGAATAGTCCATCAATGTTCGACAAGGCAACCTTTGCTTCTGTAAGACTCAAAGAAAGAATGGCTGTTCTTAAAGAGGAATTTGCAAGGAACAAACAGGGTGCAGATGTACTTCAAGCAGCAATAGACAAGCTAACCACATCAGTCAATAAGGCTGGTGCTGCTCCCGGTGTTACACCCATTGAGAGTACACCACTTGGTAAGGCAGCAGCAGATATTCCAAACAAGACTGCTATGAAGTATGAAACAATGAATACTCAGTATGTCTTTGACCAATCACAAGAGCGTATCAAGATATGGGAAGAAGAACAAGAAAGAAGAAAGCAAGCTGTTATTACTGCAAGAGAAAATGAATTTCAGATTTCGGAACAGTCAGACCAGAGAAACAGAGCAAGACAGACTAAAGCTATTACTGATTTGGTGAAAGCTGAGAATGATGCTGCTAAAGAAAGAGAAGGTATCATAAAGAGAACACAGACATTTTTTGCAACTGGTATTACTGATACATTCGGTGAAATAATTACCGGCGCGAAGTCTGCTAAACAGGCTTTTTCTGATATGGCAAGGAACATGATTGCAGATATGGCTAAGATGGCAGCACAGAAAGCCATTATGGGGCTGTTCAGTAACATGGGTGGTGGTTATGCAGGGTTATTAGGTAGCATCGTAGGAATGGCTTCTGGTGGTAATACACAGAAGAACAGACCATATATCGTTGGGGAGAATGGACCTGAATTATTTATGAGCAATCAAGATGGTACTATCATTCCTAATCATGCGATGGGTGGAAGTAATGTTGCTGTATCTGTAAACGTAGATGCATCCAATTCAAATGTATCCGATCCAGCAGAAGCAAATAGACTTGGAACCACTATCGGTAAGATTGTTGAGCAGAATGTGAAACAGGTTCTAATGAAAGAGAGAAGATACGGTGGTATCCTTTCAACACAAAAACGGAGGTTCGCATAATGTCAGTAGACCTAACATATGAAGTCAGTTACAATACTTCTAAGCAACCAATGAACCGATTCTTAGAGAATCAGTTTGGTGATGGTTATCGCCAGTACACACTTGATGGGATAAACTATGACGAAGAAACATGGAATGTAAACTTCAAGCCATTGTCTCAGACTGATGCAAACAACTTAGAGTATATTCTTTTGAACAGTATAGCTGGTACGGTAAACTATCTTAGATGGACACCACCGGCTGAAAGCAATGCTAAATACTTTACAGCAAACAATATAACAAAACTATCAGTTGGACCGCAGAAGTGGGTTATTTCATGTCAGTTAAAAAGAGAATTTCCATTGGTGTAAACTATGACAACTAACGAGAAGATACAAGAAGACATACAGAAGCTGAATGTAGGAAGCGCATACGTCGATATGTATACGATTGATGCTACAGAAATTGGAGGAAGTACATACCATTTCACACCAATGACATCTGGTGGTCAAAGAGTAGTATTCAATGGTGTTGAGTATTCACCTTTACCAGTTGAGACAGAAGGATTTGATTGGGAAGGTACAGGACAAATGCCAAGACCTATATTGAGAATATCAAATATCAATCTGACATTCGTAGCAGCAGTAACATCATTCTATGATTTGGTCGGCGCGAAGCTGACACGGCGTAGGACATTCGCAAAATATTTAGATGCTTCCGCAGAAGCTGATCCTAATGCTCAGTTTCCAGCAGACATATTCTATATTGAAAGAAAGACAAGACAGAATAGATATCTGATTGAATTTGAACTGAAAGCATTGGTTGATATTGAGAATACTCTTATTCCAAAAGGACAATGTATTTCTATTTGCAGTCACAGATACAGAGTATGGGATGCCGATACAGGTGATTGGGATGGAGAACAGACCTGTCCTTATCTTGACACACCATCATTCGACGAAGAAGGTGTACCGACTTCAAGAGAAAATGACAAATGCGGTAAGAAGCTATACGATTGTTTACTCAGGTATCCACAAACCACAGACCAGTTGCCATTCCTTGGCTTCCCATCTATTGGAACCATTGGATACCCATACAGGTGATGAATGTATTTTACTAATCAAAATAAAGTGTTTGAACAAAGGCTGATAGATGATGCGATAAGACACGCACAAGACATCTATCCAAATGAATGTGCTGGTGCAATCATAGGTAATGAATATGTAAGGTTTGAGAATAAGTCACCTACACCATCTGCATCATTTCTTATTGATGATATGAATTTCAAGATGGCTTATATGTATGGTGCAGTAGAATGTGTGATTCATTCGCATTGTGATTGTAAACCATTAGTAACAAGAGAAGATCAGATTTCTCAAGAGGATATGGATGTACCATATGGTATTGTACAACTGAAAAACAAGTCAGTTACCCATGTTACCTTTTGGGGTGATACACTTCCGATTGAACCATTGCTTGGAAGATACTTTTACTATGGAGCATTTGACTGCTATGGGCTTGTGCGCGATTGGATAAGAATGAATCACAAGGTCACACCACCTAATCCAAACAGGGATTGGGTGTTCTGGTATAACGGTGTTTCGATGTTTGAAATGTATGTTCAATCAGGAAAGATGCCATATGAATTTGTTGACCTTAGAGATATAGAGTATGGCGATATACTTCTCTATAATATCAATGGAACAAAGTATATGAATCATTGCGGTGTAATGCTTGGTAATAAAGTACTCCATCACTTTGATAACAGTTTGTCTGCTGAATATCCATATGCACACTACAGGGAATACTTGACATTAGCAGTAAGACACATACCAAATTGGGAGGGTTACAATGATAGTTCTATATGGAAAGCTACGAAAGAAATACACTAAGAGTTTAGATGCCAGAATACGAAACATTGGTGAAGGTATAAGATGTTTAGAAGCAAACTTTCCCGGTTTCCGTAGTGACATCGAGCAAGGTAACTATGCAATCATTCGTGGCGATACATTGAAGAAAGGGAAGTCATTGGATGTTGAAGAATTACCAATGAACTTCTCAGACAAAGAAACATTTCATATTCTACCAATTCCATCTGGTAAGGGAGAAAACGCCGGTATCTTTACAATCATTGCTGGTGTTATCTTGGTAGCACTTAGCTTTTATACAGGTGGTGCTACTGCTGCTCCCGGTATGAAGTTATTGGGTGTAGGTGCTGGTCTTGGTGGATTCGTAGGAACAATGGGTGCTGCTCTTGTGCTTGGTGGTATCAGTATGCTTCTTGCACCATCACCACCGGATGCTAACATGGATGCCAGAAATACAGAAGACCAAAGCAAATCATATTTATTTGGTGGACCTGTAAACACAACTGAACCGGGAAGTACAGTACCAGTAGTATATGGAGAAAGTTTTATTGGATCAACATTTATATCAGGTGGATTAGAAATCACCGATATTCCTATAGGATAAACTATGACAGAATACAAACCATTTGGTAAGAAAGGTAAAGGTAGCGCACCACCACCACCAATCGAAGAAGCCGATTCGCTGAGAAGTGATAGTCAAGCTACTCTTGTTGACTTGCTTTGCGAAGGACAGATTTACGGACCAGCCAATGATGATAACTGGTATAAGTCAACATACTTCAATGAAACGCCTGTAATGCAATCTGACGGTACTTTGAACTTTCAGGGTGTGGAACTGACAGGAAGACTTGGAAGTGCTGACCAAGAGTATCTAAGGGGCTTTGATGATGTAAGAACTGAGAATGCTGTTGGTGTTACAGTAGAGAAAGGTAATCCTGTAGCAAGATCAATAGATGCTGATGTAGATGATGTAAAAATTACTCTTACATTTCCTATTTTGATGGTACAGACATCTACTGGTGATTTACTCAGAACCACAGTCAACTATAGAATTACTGTTCAAGCAACTGGTGGTAATGAAATCGTAGTAGTAAATGGTTCTGTATATGGCAAGACTACATCAAGCTACCAGAAACAGCATACACTAAAAGAACTTACCACATGGGGAAATGGACCTTGGACTATCAGAGTATACAGAGATACAAATGATTCATCTTCCGCGAAACTACAAAACTCTTTTCAATGGACAAGTTATTCTGAAATCACCAATGTAAAACTACGCT